ATATATACATCTCATCATAGTTATGTTTTTTGTAACAGGAAACGCAAAAACCTTTGTCGTTTACCTCTACTTCAACTTTAATAATTTTATCTTTAACTTGTGATGGAGCGTGTTCTTTACCTAATAAATAGCAACATACACATAAAAGCATAATTGCAAAAATTAATGTAAAAGTGTCTTTTTTGTTCATTTTTAGTGTTTTTTAGTGTTTTTGTTAATATTTGACTTGCATATCTCAACGCTAATGGACTTTCTCATGTCAGTTGATAGCTGAACACCTTTGTTTTTTAGCCATACGTTTGTTTCTCTAATTTGCTTCTTTTGTTCTATTCCTAAAAATCTTTTCATAGTTATATAAATAAATGTATAGGATCATAATTTTTTCCATCTTCATATTCTAAGATTGCGTAAACATCGCCTTTGTTTTCATATGCAAACTTCATTGCATCTTTTTTAGTTTCAAAATCATAGTCATTTTCTATGTACTCTCCACTTTCTGTGTACTCTCGTAATTCTACTATATAATTCATATTTTATTAATTTTGATTAGGAAGGAAAAGAGCCACGACAAATAGACTCTTTTTATATAGTTGGTTTCTCCTAACTATAACCTTTTCGGATATTAAATCCTCATCAGCTAACCTAAGTTATTATCTAACCCTAAATCTATACTATAAACATTGCCTATTTTTTTTAGTAATATTTCAGTATAATATTTTTTATCTCTTCCCATTTCCTCAACAAAACCCTGTGTGTGTAGGTATTCTATTGCTTCCATTACTTCCTCTTTAGTTACTTTGTTTATCATTGATTTTTAGTTTTAAATTATTAATTATCATTCCAAAGTCTTATTTATTATTAATTATTTCCAATACTTCTAATAGATCGGCTTTATTGTTCTTATTATCTATTATAGAGTTAACTAAGTATTCGATTTCCTCAATGGGTGCATCGCATTCAGTTAATAACCAATTAGCATAATTCTTTATTTTACTTCCTAAATCTTCCATATGTTATATGTTTTTTATATGATTATTCCAATATGAAAAAAATCTTTCTATTTCTTCAATCTCTTTTTTAAATTGTTCCTGTTTATCAGCACAATATAAATTATCTATTAATTCAATCGTGCTAAACTCTAAAGCTTTTAAATCATCTTTTAAGTATGCTTTTAATCTTTCATTTGTCATAGTTGTTAGTTATTTAATTATTTTGGTTAAGACTGACATAAAATCCCTATGTCAGTTTCGGATATTAAATCCTCATCAGCTAACCTTTATTGAGTAGCAAAAACGTGAATACTCACTAAAAATAGTAATGTGATCACTATTAAAAATATTATATTGCTTAAAGTATCAAAGATTTTAGATTTGTTAAATAGGGTTAAAAATGTTTTCATAGTTATTAAATTTTAGTTGTTATTATTTATTTGGTTTAATTAATATTAATTTTATTATATCCTTGAGGGTAAATAAATTTAGCTAATGCTTTTAATTCATAAACATTGTTTGCTTGTAGATCTTTAATTTTAATAATGCTATGCATTATAATAAATTCGATTAGTTTTGTTTTCATTTTATTAAATTTGTTTTATAAATTATTTAGTATAAAGTTTATATATTATTTCGTTGTTTGTTTCTCTGATGAAATCTAACTTGAAGCCGATTTTAGCTAAAATCTGAGTCATACAATTAAACCCGCAAGCCCCATCTACATAGGTTCTAGTGTTCTCTGTTGCTCTTTTTAAGTACCTTCTGCTTTGGCTTTTTGCGTTTGGGTTGTAATGTGTCAGACCATAAAAACCTGGCCTAATATGGAAAGCTTGACCTCCATTATCAGCAGTTAATTTTTTCAATTCGTTTCCAAAATAAGTATTAATAAATGTACCCAATACAGAACCTTTTTTGTCGTATCCTCCACCACCTGCAACAAATTTGGTTTTGTTGTTTCTTTTGTCATAGATGCGACAAACTCCAGACCTTGACCATTTAAAAGTTAACGTTTCAAATTTCCAATTGTCATTTAAAAAATCTTGTTTTTGCTTTTTATTTAAAATTGTTCTCATAATTATAATTTAATAGTTAAGTCTAAAAACAGGTGCAACTCTTGCACTTGTGCGATAATGTCATTTAATTCATTCATAATAATATTTATTTAATTGTTTTATTTATTGTAAAGATAAGTAATAATATTTATTAAATGCAAATAAAACGCAATAAACTTTTAAATAAAATACATTTAACAGAGTAAAAAAAATTAATATTGTCCCCTTGTTTTGTTTATGTTTGCTTTTAGGGTGGAGGATATAACGCGAGGGAAGGACACGCGCGGACAAACTCGGAAACTTTGGAGGGCGTGAAACGTTGGAAGGCGTGAACACTGGGGGCGTAGAGGATACCAACCACCACCACGCCGACCCCCTAGGAAAAAGCTAAAAAATCCGAGCCAAAATTTATTTTTACAGGCAAGACGGCAGAAAAAAAACACTTTTAAATTTGGGGTGGGTGTGTCGTAATATATATATAACCCATTACCTGTACATGTCTAATATTTTTTTGTATCTTTACAATAAATAAAACGTTATGGACGGATTAACAATTAAGAACGGTAGGTTAATAAATAACAGACCTGATGGTATGTCTGGAATAGAGCAAGCGTCTCTATATAGACAACAAATGAAGAAGCAATATAAAATAGATATGATCGCAGACGGTATCGAAAGAGCTAAGATGCGTGAAGAGGGCCGAAGTTATTTCGGCATGTAAATACTTTCCCAAGTTAGTTGAGTTTTGGTTAAAAAGAGTAGTGAAATTAGTAGCTGCTCTTTTTTTTTGGGAAAAGGTGTGTATATTATTTGCGTAAACTATACTGTTTGGTGACAACTTTTAGTGTTTGTGACAACTTGTGACAACTTTTTTATTAGTTTGTCACCACTTAACTAATTGATTATTAATAAGTTATATTGAAAAGTGACAGAGTGACAACTTCAAAGTCATTTTGTATTTAAAAAAAAAAATTAAAAACAGAAAAAAAATAAAAAAAAGAAATAGGGAATAAAAGTTGACACTGTGTCACTTTGTATTTTAAAAGTAAATACATATATTTGTGTAAATCTAATTTAATAAAATTGTTATGGAACAAGGATACACCCCAAGGGAGTTACATTTTGACTCAGAGGGAAGAAACAAACTAACTAGCGGAATTGCTAAAATCTCAAAAGCAGTTAAGTCAACACTAGGCCCAAGAGGGCAAACAGTACTAATAGAATCACGTACACACACGCACGGAATCACGGTTACAAAAGACGGAGTTACGGTTGCTAAAGCAATCGACTTATTAGACCCTGTAGAGAACCTTGCGGTAAAGATGATGAAGGAGGCTGCGGATCGTACGGCGACCTCAGCAGGAGACGGTACAACGACTGCTATTGTGCTTACGGAAGCATTAGTTGAGGCTGGTGAGAAATACATAGATAAGTCGGTAAATCCGACGGTTGTGATACGCGAAATCAACAAACACACTTCACACGTAATAAAGAACTTAGAAAAACAGTCTAAAAAATTGTCTAAGAAAAGACTGCTTGACGTTGCAACAATTTCATCCAACAATGACAAAGAGATTGGGAAAATAATATACGACACTTATAATAAAGTGGGGCAAGACGGATTAGTTACTGTTGAGAATTCACAGGGTCATACCACGTATAGTGAGGTAACAAAAGGTATTAGAGTTGAAAGAGGGTACACATCGAACTTGTTTGTAAATAATCAAAAGAAAGATGAGTGTGTGCTTGAGAATGTAAAGATACTTGTAGTCGATCAAGAGATTAATAACATACTAAGTATTGAGAAAATATTGAAACCCATTATCAGTAACGGCGACAAACTTCTGATAATTGGAAATTGCCATAACAATGTCGTCAATACACTAGCTGCTAATGTCGTTCGAAATGGATTAAAGATATGTAATATCATGCCTCCTCAGTTTGGTTATAAACAACACGAACTAATGAGCGACATTGCTCTAGCGGTAGGTGCAAAATATTTCAGTGAAAAGACTGGTGATGACTTATCTCTAATTAGTATGGAGGACTTAGGTCATGCCGCTAAAGTAATTGCCGGCAGAGACAATACTATTATAATACGTAACCAAGATGAGGTTGCAGAAATACCACAAAGAGTTGAAGAACTTTGGGGTCAGCATAAAAACACTAAAATAAAATCAGAAAAAGATTTTATCCTGCAACGTATCGCTAGTCTAAGCGGAGGTATTGGTGTTATATATGTAGGAGGGAACTCTGATGTAGAGCAAAAAGAAAAATTTGACCGCGTTGATGACGCGGTGTGCGCGGTAAGATCCGCGCTTGAGGAAGGTATTGTCGCTGGAGGAGGAGTACCATTACTTAAGATATCTAAAGATCTTGATATAAATGCAAGTAATGCAGAAGAAAAAGTAGCTCTACAAATATTGAAAGATGCGTTGTCAGTTCCATGTAAACAAATTTTAATAAACGCAGGTGAAGATGAAGATAGTATTATAAAATTCATACTAGATGATAAAAGAGGTTATGATGTAAAGAACCAAGAGTTTGGAGATATGTATAAGATGGGGGTCATAGATCCATTAAAGGTTACAAAGAATGCACTTATAAATGCTGTCTCTGTAGCAACGACTATTCTAAGTACAAATGCTATTATAACATTAGCACGTTCATACGATAATAAACAATAATATGTCAAAAGACAATAGAGTTCCTAATTATTATATAGGAACAAATAAAAAAAGAAACTATCAAGCTAGATATGTTGTTTCAGATTTTGAATGTACTTATAATATAGGAACAGCAGTTACATATTGTTTACGCAGTTCAAGAAAGCACGAAACCCCAGTAGAAGATTTGCATAAGGCAATAGCACATTTAGAATTTGAAATTGAAAGACTAAAAGAAAAAAAATAATATGAAGCCCGTAAATAAGTACATAATAGTAAGAGAAACTATAGAAGAATATAAAACAGACTCAGGATTGCTTTTATCTTCTCAAGATGTAGATGCCTATAGATATAAAAAAGGTATAGTATTAAAGGTAGGAAACAACGTAGAGGTTATAAATGAAGATAACCATATTTACTATGATAAAGCCGCAGGACACAAAATTTTATTAAAAGACGAACCGCTTACGATTATTCAGGAGCGTGATGTTGTAGTTGTTTTGTAGTTTCGTTTATTTTCTTAATTGCGTTTCTATACACTTTGTCGGTATAAGATACATTTTTGTTAAACAAAGGATTTCTTTCAGATATCTCTTCTCCGTTTAGTTTTTTATATATAGTATCTATGATACGTCTTGTTTTATATGTTAGCTCATATAGAGTCGCTTGTTTTCCACTACGCTTTCTCCAAACATGAATCCATTCATCTCTAAGCATTCTATCAAACCTATTAATGTCCCAAGACATAAGTTCTTCATATTCTTTAAAATCTGTTTTTTTAAATAATTGCTCACTGTATAAAAACAACAACATTTCAAGGTCTGGAGTTGTAATACCATACTTTGCTTTTACCCAATATCTAATAACTCTCCAATATTTTAGGTAATCATTAGTAGGTTCTTTTCTGTCGTAATTGTTTCTTATAGAAGATTTAATAGTTATCAAGATTTGTATTAGATTTAAAATTTGTTAATACTGTGCATTTTTCATATTCTTCTTTTTCTTCAAAATAATTTATCATATGATTTATGTCTTCAATATCGATATGTGGATTAGTAGGATCAAAGGGTAATATTACTTCATCTAGGTATAAACCAATTTCTTCAAATGTATTTTCTCCAGTTATTAAACTGTAACCAACACTCATTCCGTCATCATAAGTTTGTAGAAAATCATCCATAAAATAATTGTTATCTTTGTAAAGATATTAATAATTTTAAAATTTAAAAAATGAAACAAGGTTATAATGACAGACTTGACGAATCTATAGGTTCAAGAGATGGAAAAAAATCTCAGTCTATGAAAGACAGAAGAGACGAAAGTAAAGGAATGTCTAAAAAAATGTATGGTCACGCATACGGTGCAGACAAAGGAATGTCATACAGACATAAAATTCCTGCACACGTACACAACGTAAAAGGACACCTATCTTCTTTAATTAAGAAGTAATGGCAGGAGGTTTTATTCAAAAGGCTTTTGCGAATGCAAAGAAAAAAGGAACGCTAGGAAAGTGTTCTGGAAAAAAACTAGGTAGTAAATCATGCCCTAAAGGGTCAAAAGCATATAATTTTGCTATGACATTAAAAAAACTTAGAAAAAAGAAATAACAATGGGAAAATTATTTGTTAAATTTGGATTGTGGATTCAATACATCTGGAATAAATTATTATGTGTATGGAACAATTTGCTAGTAAAACTTACTGTGCAGGTACATAATTGTCCAAACAAACTTTGTAAGTGTAAAAAATAAATGAGATCACGAGGACTGGGAGATACTGTTCACAAAGCAGCTAAATTAATTGGGGCTGACAAGGTGGCTAAGGCTTATGAAAAAGTCACAGGCAAACCGTGCGGTTGTCAAGAAAGACGCGACAGCTTAAACAGACTTCATCCTTATAAATAAATAAATAAATAAATAAAATGGCATATCAAAAATTACAAGCATATAGAGCAGCAGCCGTAACACCTAATGATTTAGTTAATATTCCTTTAGTATCATCGCCAACCGGTAAAAATTTCGGTTGTTTATTGTATGTAGGAACAGCAGGTAATATAAAAGTAGAAACTGTCGGAGGAGACGAAGTTACTTTAGTAGGAATCAATACAGGAGCGTTTATACCTGTTCAGGTAGTAAAGGTTTTTGCAACAGGAACTACTGCATCTAACATATTAGCACTCTGGTAAGATGCCTATATTCATAGACATAGGATTAAATATTGGAAGAAACGTGCAACCCGGATTTCCTCCTCCAGGTAGTGATGAGATTATAACGCAACAATCAGCCCCAATGGTTGATGAAGCAACTAGTGATGATTTAATAACAGAATAACATGGCAATAAAATTCTCCCAATTTGTAGTACAAACTAACGCTTCTGCATTGAGTCACATTGTAGGATACAATGGGGCAGATAATATTCAAATAACACCAACTGATTTCATAAATTCATTAGTACCGGGAGGTCCTTTTTTACCACTTGCCGGTGGTACAATGACTGGTGATTTGATTTTTGGTGATGGTGTAGTAGCTAAATTTGGTAATGGTCAAGATTTAAGAATACAATCTTTAAATGATGACGGTTACATACAAAGTTATTCAGGAGATTTATATATCACACAGCAAGCAGATGATAAAGATATAATATTCTCATCTGATGATGGTGCTGGTGGTATTGCTACGTATTTCTTTTTAGATGGTAGCGCAGGTGGCTCATCTCCATTTACTGTTTTTCCTGATAATTCTCATTTAACTTTTGGGACAGGTTATGATTTAAGACAGTATCATAATGGTTCAGATTCTTATCTAGATAATTATACTGGCAATTTAAATATAAGAAATTATGCAGATGATAAAGATATAATATTCCAATCAGATAATGGATCTGGCGGGGTTGCTACATATTTAACTTTAGATGGCAGTCATACAAGAATAAACATAAACGCAACTAATGGTATGCAGTTTATGGATAATATTAAAGCAAAATTTGGTACATCAGGGGATTTAGAAATATATCACGATACAAGTCACTCTTACGTCAAATCAGGTGGAACAGGTGATTTATACATTCAACAGTTTAGAGATGATGGTGATATAGTATTCCAATCTGACAATGGATCTGGTGGAACTGCTACATATTTTACAGTTGATGGTGCTAATGAGGTTACATCTTTTCAAAAAGATAGTAAGCACGAAGATAATATTAAGGCTTATTTTGGTAATGCT